AAGAGTCTTCCTGCATCAGCAAGAATACCTGTGATTTCTACTGTCTCTTCTTTTGTGAATGTTGCAGTGCCTGATGCATCAGTGAAATATGCATCACGGAACCAAACATCTTTCGTTGTTGTCAGATTCTTGATATCGATATTGAATGATGCCTTCATGTCTGAGAAAGTTTTACCAGTGTATGAAGTGTGAAATACAATACCCATCTGTGCGGCAAGCATTGTCTTTGCTAACTTTGATTCTGATGGAACTGCATAGACTAATGTGTTCGGTTGAAATGTGATATACTCAACACCATCAATTGTTTGAGTCTTCACATCACCTTTAGAGAACATCATGTCACCTTGCAAGACACCTTTGATACCAAGTTTTGGAAGATATCTTAGTGCAACTTTTAACTTTGCATTAAGACCTTCACCACTATGGTTAGTATCGATATCGGCATCAGTATAATTCAACTTTGCATTTGCATTGAATACACCTTTAGTGCCAACAAAGAACTTACCATTGTCTGGATTGATACCGCAGAATACTGCTGGTGAACCATCCCATTTTGTTGTGGTATTGATTTTTGATTCTGAATGACCAGCAAGCATATCACGCAGTGAACGGAGAAAATTAATCGCATCTCTAGTACCAGCGACACCACGATTCAGAACTTCATCTTCAAGGTGTTCGAGGTGAAGGTTTGCACCTTCTTTCTTTGATTCGATTAAAAATTGTGCGAATTTCATATTTCTTTTGCTTTTGATCCAATTAGCTTTTTAGGCATAATTAATACACGAACACCACTATATGTTTTTCCGCCAGATTCGTAATTGCGACCTGATGTATATCTTGCGGCAACAATAGCTGTATAATCACCCGTCATAAATTCTTTCACATCAGGATTGTAACTAACATGAGCAGTAAAGCCTAACTTATGTTTTTTACCAGACGCAGTAAACTTAACATCACCTTGACCAATTAAATGAATATTATCAATTCCATAACTTGATGAACCAAATAAAGGTCCATAAACTGCTTTACCAATCAAGTTTGCATCTTTAATAGTTTCATAAACTCTTTCTTTTCCATCAACAATAGTTTTATGTATTCCTGTTAATTTTTTTAAAAATGAAATTACAGTTGAATCTTTTGAAATAGAACCTGATTTAGCACCATCGGCCTTCTTGGTTATCCCGCTATATTGTTGAAATCCACTAGCATCTTTACCCATTTTATGTGATATAAAACACACATCAACAAATTTCTTTTTTCTTTCATCATACATCACTAAAGCAATATCAGCTTTAGGCGTACCTTCAACTTTATTTGCACCATAAATGTTTTCAAATGTATGTTTGCCAACCACAACAGTTATTGGCGATCCTATTTTTGATATGTAACCATTAATTTGTTGCAGTACTGCCAACTCACCTCCTTCGGTTGATGTTGGTGAATATAACATATATGATTTATCCAAATCTTTAAACTTATGTAAAAGACCATGAACTTTGTACGATCCAGCCATTATAACTCCATGAAGTTGTTATTGTAATGGCTTATTTATATCAATCGGGTCCTAACATCTTCTCCATAAGCATGTTATGTTTGGCAGTCTCAAGCATTCCGATTGTACCAACAAAATCATTTGTGTGACCATATAGAGTTATCTCAGCATCTGAATCCATAGATGCTACAAGATATTCTTTAATTGTTCCATCTTCAATGTTTTTTCTCACTTCTTCTAAAATGTCAAGCATATGTTGCTTTGTCTTTTTTTCATTTTTACTCGAATCAAATTCTACGACTTTCATATGTTTCCTAAGTGTAATGCAAATAACCACCAATGATATATTTAGGTCCGCTTATAGGTTTCAGGCCTGCGTGTGGATATGTCCACATAGGAGGAAACATAAGCAATCTGCCTGCGACTGGTTTAACAGTGCTGGTCGTTTCAGAAGCACTATTCCACTGAAAAGCAGTCTCGCCACCAACTTCAACATCATTCAAGTACCAGAAGTAAACAAGAAATCTACGAGCCGAATCGTGATTACCCACATCAACATGAAGTTTGAATTCATCTTTATCGTTAGGCATGTATCTTTTCATTCGAAAATGTTCACATGCAAGTTCATCTGGCCAGACTTTATCATCAAGGCTCAAGTCATGCTTGTAGTATTTCAGAAACTTCTGCATCTCATCCACAAGCATATTGTGAATGTCTTTCCAATCAGGATATGCTGATATGTTCAATTCAGTGAAGTGCCTGTGGTCTTGCAATTCTGTCTGCATATGCCTATCAGTATCATACTCGAATCTCTTAATGATTTCATCACATTTGTTTTTATCAAGTGCATCATCGTAATATCTTACACAGTTTATCATACTTTAAACCCCTCAAACTTTTTATTGAATTTACCTTCACGATTACCGAATGTGTTCAGTGGTCTGTCAGGCGCATTCTGACCTGAGTCAGATATATCTTCTTGTGCAGACTGTTCAACATCATACAACCTCATCTTCGATTTGTCAATACCAACAACGAATCTTTTGTTCATAGTTGGGTCTGCATATCGATTCTTCAATTGCTTTACCATAATCTGATTCAAGGCTTCAAGTTCTTCAGTTGAAATCAAAGCAAACATAAAGTCAGCAGTCGCTGGTAGACCAAACGATTCAGAAGTATCTTCAAGCCCCGGATCGGTATTTGAGAAACCACTTCTTGTTGTTTGTGTAGCTGATACAATTGGTAGATTCTCTTCAACAGCAAGCCCACGCAACTCTTCTGCAATTGCTTTGATGTATGAATAACTATTCACATTTGCGCCATGTTTCAATCGTGCAGAACAGCAGATGTTCAGATAGTCAATGAAGATGATATCAGGACTGAAATTTCTCTTCAATCTCAATTCATTCAACAGTGCTTTAAAGTGCAGAACAGATGCGGCCGCTGTTGGATATTCTTTGATGATTAACTTGCCTTGAGTCTTTGACTTCAGTGCATTGAATCTTCTATCATAGTCTGACTTAGAAATCGAGGCTAAGTCATTGATAGGTACATTCAAAAGGTTCGCATCAATTCTTTCAGCAATCTTTTCTTCAGCCATTTCCATTGTGATATAGAGAACATTCTGACCAGCAGAGATACAACCAGATGCAACATGACACATGAACAAACTCTTACCAACACCAGTACCAGCAAGTGCAATGTTGAGTGTCTTGTTAGGCAGACCACCTTTTGTAATCTTGTTGAAGTAGTCTAAATCAAAAGGAATTCTTTCTTCTTTACGATGATAGAATTCGAATCGTTCATTTGAATTTTCAATATAATCATGCCCAACATTTGGGTCAAACGAAACACCAAGTGCTGAAGAAAGCATCTCTGGAATAGCACCTTTGTTCTTTGCGCCACTCTTATCATCAAGAACAGAAACGGCTTCTAGAACTGCATTGTAGATTGCTTTATCTTGACAGAACTTTTCTGTAGTCTTTACCAACCATTCTTTTTCAGTTGGCTCATCTTTATTTGTTTTGATTGTTTCGAGAATGCCAATCGCAGAACGAACTTCTTCTTCTTTGAGTTTCTTAGACTCAGTTAAGTTTATTACAAGAGATTCGTGAGTTGGTAGATTGTTGTATTCATTAACGAAGTCAGATATTTCTTTGAATACAACTCTCTCATTAGTGTCGCCAAAGTATTCTGGCTTTAGGAATGGCAGAACTTTTCGTGTAAATTCTTCACTATAGATTAGATTCTTCAGAATCGTAAGTTCCAACCGATGCATTTTCTTCCTTTAAAATATATTGTTCAAGCAACAGCACTAGGATGTCACCCATCATTGTAGCAAATTTTTCATTTGATTGCAATGATTCGTATGAATGTTCACCTGGATAATCCACAGTATATTCATACGATAATTTTGCCTGAACATCTTGGTCGGTTATCCATGTCTTTCCGTAGTGATACTTTACACCTTTGAAGTCACCTTGTAGGATTGTAACACCAGTCCATTCAGGTGCTTCAAAGAATTTATAGTCTACGCCTTCTTCAAGCGTCTTCGGCTTCGGCATGAACAAGTTCTTCAGTTTGGAGAATACTTCCATAAGATATCTCATATTTTTTACTCACATATTCTTTGAAAGATTCACTTGATAAAATGTCTTTCCAAAATGCTTCGGTTTGAGTTACATCGAATCTAACTTTGTCACCAATCTCACCAGTCGATTGATTGACTTTCGCATACCAACCGGGACTTGGTTTAGCAACAAACTTACCTTCCATTGCAACATCAAGTAGACCAGAGAATTTCTGAATGCCACCTTCAAATGAAACTGTGATTGGTATCTTTGATTTCTCTCTCACATAACGAGACTTCTCAACATT